CCAACTGGTAATTCCAAATGACGTACTGCGAGAGCACGCTTGATGGTTTCTTCAGCACCGTACTTTACCTCTCCTTTGGTGGGTTTAACTGGTGACCACTTTCTCTTGCGGTCTAATAATTTTTGATATGGATGTTTTTTCATTATTCTTGACAATCACATGTGACAGGTTCATTTAATATGTCCTGTAAGTAATCATCGACTTCAGCTTGATCTAATGCTGCATACGCATCGGTCTTATCCTGTGTGTCGCCCATTACTTGCAGACTGTAGTAAAGGGAGGTCTGCGGTGATTGCAGCCACTCATCAACGAACGCATTGTCGTAGGTTACTACATCACTCCAAGAGTTAAATGAGTATCCGTGAAGAAGTCCCGTATTATTATACATTATCATCAGCTCGTCTGCTACTTTCTTGTAAGCATCCCAACCGACTTCACTGGCGATCTCTACATCGCCGTATTCATAGTGTTCGACACCAAAGGTTCCGCTGTCTCTGTCAACGGATCTTGCAATTGGTGGTGCGATTTCGGGGCAGCTAGTATAGCCATCCAAATCTTTGCTTCTATAACTGCAGCTCGCGGTCGGTGCAATAGCAAAGGCTCGAACCATCCTATGATCGCGAGCCACTGAGGCTGCAGCATCAATACCCAATTTAAGTTCATTAGCAAGAATGAACGCTGTGGAATTAACCGATCTGCTGGCATTGACATCAGCCAAAGCCTTTCCAAATTGCTCATATGTTACACCATTTTTCCTTAAGAAATTCGCTAGACCGAGTATTCCGAGCCCAACTTGGCGGTCGATATCATTTGACAGGTATTCTCCAGTTGCTCCAACACCTGTCCGGCTATGGAGGCTGCACAACTGGGACATACCATCATAGAAAGCCTGCTTGAGGTCTCTTGGACTACAGGCAGCGATATTGACATGCTGTAACAAGCATGTGCCACGTGAGGGCAGGTAAACTTCAAGACAGACGTTGCCATAGATACGTTCTCCATTTTCATTATGTCTTATTTTGTTGAGCCAGATGTCACCGGATTTGATTCCGTAAAGGAGGGCGTCTCTAACTTCATCTGTTGTAGCTCGCCACTTTTCTCCATCAATGTCGACGCATCTTTTAATCCAGGCAGCTTCGGAACGAGGAAGCCGCACGAAATCAAGAATATCGGCATGGTCAATATCAAGGTGCGCGACAACGGCCCCATTTTTGTAAACTCCGCCTCTTCTGAGTGTTTCATTTAATTGTGAGTAGATTTTTGCAAATGATACTGGACCACTAGCAGTTAAGCCACGTCCATTCTCATGACCTTTCGGCCTGAGCTTAGATAAATGTACAGCACAGCCAGCCCCATGGCGTAAACCATGTGACACAAATCTCCAGCTGGCCTCGATGCCTTCAGATCCTTCCATAGAATCCTCAACAACAAATACTGTACAGCTCACAGGGAGCCGTGATTCTGGGTTATCCAACCAAGATTGGACCCGACCAGTGCGGGAAATTACGCTTGCAGTCATTAAACTAAATCCGACAATTCAGGTGGTTTATAATTTGGCCCCTTTAGAACCTTTCCATCATCTCGGTAGATTGGTTTACCGTCCTCACCGAGCTTGGACATATTACTAATGTGTACTCTATTTAGTGCTTCATCTAAGAGCCAGCCCATGTTTTCTGCATACTGATAGCATACATATACAAGGTCAGCTAGCTCTTTTAAAGCATCTTCTTGGTGATTCCTACCATGCATGAATAACATGCCTTCAGCTTCAAGGAACTCTTTAAACTCTTCAACGATTATTTTATTTTGTACCCCTCTTGTCTGTCTATCAGCACTATTCTTTAGTTGATATTTCTTTCTGAATTCTTTCGCTTGGTCCGATAAAAATGATTTCTTCATGGAGAGTGGGCCATTTGTTTACTAGGTTAATCATTGAGTTAGCAAGAACAAAGTTCTGCTTTTGTAGTGCTAAGAAAACAGTGACAATATCTTTGTAATCAACATCACCACTGTTTAATCTATCACTTATTTGCCTTAACTTTAGATCCTGCTCCATCGTTAATTTTGTAATCGGAGGAGGGGGACCAAAGCTTGGGCTCTTTTTTGTCGAAGTCATAATCATCAGCAGTTAATATTCGAGCTAGTCTAGCATTGACTAGAGCATCTTCTTCAGTAAGATTCTTATCTTTAAAGGCTTCTACAACTGTCTTCCAGGTGTAACCTTTCTCTTTGAATAAAGCTTCAGCTCGTTTAACACCAATTCCTGGGACACCACTGTATCCATCAGTCTGGTCTCCTGCCATCGATTGAATTAGATGCCATTTAGCTCCAGCATCAGGATCGATTGTGAAAACTTCATCAAAGTTATACAGCTTTCCAGGTATTTGTCTCATGTCCTTATCAGGTGAGGCTATTATATTACCTGGAAATTTTGTGCTATAAATTCCCATAGCATCGTCGGCTTCGAGTCCAGGTTTTATTATAACCTTATACTCTTTCTTTAAAGCCTCTATGACACGCTTGTATCCACAAGGTTTCTTACGATTACGATGACCCTTATAAAGGGGCATAATTTTTTTCCTAAAATTTATACTGTCAGAAAAGAACAGTATCATAGAAGTGAATGGCCCAAGTTTGTTTTCCAGCTTGGATAGTTCACGTTTTGTGGCGTTGTAAGCGTCCCTAAAGTTAGAAGTGACAAGGATAACATCGTTACCAAAGTCCACTTCACTTTCTGCAGCCGCGCACGCCTTGTAGACGATGAAATCTGCATCGCATAATATTTTCATAAATTAATGTACATCTGCCCATGTAGCACCTGATTTAGCCTCAGCTGCTATAGGGATTCGCATATTGTAGTACTCTCCCGCTTCAGCAGCGGAGAGAACAAGAAGAGATTTGAGATCATCAACATGTTCTGGGGAGGATTCATACTGCAACTCGTCATGAATAAAAGCGAGCTGATTGCAGCATAAAGACATTTGTTGAATGTGATCATGACTCAATACCATCCATCTTTTGGCAACCGTCGCCGCGCTGCCTTGGAGTAAATAGTTGAGTGCGACATGCCCCGAGTTAAACTTGATACGCCTGTTGTCCAGTCCCAAGACATAACCTCTCTCACTAGCGACTTGTACTTTTTCCAAGAGCTGCGCAAGACCTGGGATGGCATCGATATAAGCTTGCCTAATCTCTCTGCCCTTTTTACGGGCGGCCTTCTTAGATAACTGTTTGTCATAGGAGTGTCCAATTTTGATATCACCTGCCCCGTAAAGAAAGGCATAGGTGACGGTTTTAACTAACTTTCTAGAAATTCCAATTTTATTTGCATTCTCGGTATGAATGTCACCATGAAGGAGAACATCAGCATAACGACCCTCGTCGAAACGAGCGAGATAATGAGCAAGCATCCGAAGCTCAATACCCGAAAGATCAGCTCCAACCATAACCAAGCCTGGCGGAGTCGTGAATAAATGTCTGAACCTTTCATCACTGGGCACCTGTGCCAGATTAGGATTTCGATGGGCGCATCTATAAGTATTTGTACTTACTGAGCAATGGTGATGAATCCTAGATTTCGTACATAGCTTCTGCCATGCGTTGACGCCTTCGGATATCATCCCTAACTTTTTCGTCAGATCCAGTAGTGTCAGAAATTGAAGAGCAATATCCGTCCCAATCTCTTTCAATACTACCTCGTCTATTACGGCCTTCCCCGTCAAGGTTATTGATGTAGGCGTCCAACCATAGTGTGTTTGTAAGATCCATGATATATGATCCCTTGAGGTGGGGTTAAGCTCCTTTAGTCTTTGAAGCTCCGCTCCAGCAACATATCCTTGTGTCCGGTTATCTCGTTTAGGAGTGAACATCGCTCCTGCAACGAAAGGGTGTTGTTCTCGAAGTATTCTAGTAGTGACCTCCAACTCTTTTCGGAGAGTTGATTCGAGATTTCGAGCTTCTGATTCATTAAAGTACCATCCATGGATTTCTTGTTGAGTGAGTATTTGTGCTACCTGGTGTTCCATTTGGACCCATCCAGGTATGGGCGGAAGTGTTCGCATAGTTGGGTGGTAACTATAACATCTTGTTCGCAGTATTCTTGCATATCTTGAGACCATTCTTTCCAGTCGGTAGTTTTTCCAAAGTTCCCTTTGTACTCCCCGAGCCTGTAACCGTAAGCCTCAAGTGAATGCCTGCCATGTAACTGCAGTGGCATATGTTTCCAATTTTTTTCTTTATCTATATCCAATAAGTTAGGATGATATAACCTAGATAAAAGCAGAGTGTCCACAATAAGACCGCTAGGAGCAAACCAAGGGTAGAGCTTTTTAATAATAGGTATGTCAAACCCAATGACGTTATGACCAATAATAACATCCGCACATTCGAGATAGGCGAGTGCTGTGGTGATTGAGTAGTTACCACCCATAGGAAGTTCCTTTGGGCTTTCGCAATACTTCTCATCATTGAATGACTCGATCCTATTATCTTCACACCAATTGAGTGAAACACAGTGGATCCTGGTAGCATCATGAAGCAACCCGTTTGTTTCTAGGTCGAACACGATTGTCCCCACTCCATTGATAGGTTTTATCAACGAACTTGGCCTTTTCAATTGCTTGTTGCGATGGTGGTTTAGGTCTATTTAATCGTTTATCATATTCTTGTTCAGCATCCCAGGCAATCATATGCTTATTCCATGGGTGTTCCCATGCTTTAGAAGTCTGTTGCTGGGTTGAATGGGGTCTCAGTTTCATGTTCGGTGAATCTGCATGTGTTTAAATCGTAACTTAATGTTCCAGCTTTGCCAACCTCGCCTGAATAACGATTTTTAAGGACTCTAACAGTCGTAAGTTTTCGTGCAGGATCGGCTTGCTGATCGACTTCAAGGGCAATAACTTGATCTGATATTTGAGCAATGCTGTGAGATCCTCTGAGGCTGGACAAACTAACTCTTCCTCCTTCTTCGTGGCTGTGTTTATCATTACCTTGCCTTCGTAAATGTGATACTAAAAATAATGCTATACCAGTACGTTCTACTAATGATCTCAAGCGAGTCATAGTAGTATCAATCATACGGCGTTCATCTCCTTCGAGTCCACTCAATAATATTGAGAGGTGATCCAGGAAAATAACCTTGCAATCGAGTCCGGTCGCGAGGTATTCGATTCTATTATATATGAGATCTGGATCATAACTTCCAAACCCATCAAAACAAAAAAGATTCCAAGTGGCAATACTATTTCCAAAGGCGGCTCTGAGTTCTTCTTCTCCATATTCTCCTAGGTGTAAATTCTTACCAACAGCTGTGGACATTAGTCCCAATGCTGTCCTCCGATTAGATGCTTCAAGTTCCAAGATCCCAACATGCTCCCCTTTCTCAAGTAGGTTAGTTGCAATCGTACGGCAGAATGTCGTTTTTCCGCTTCCAGAACCTGCAGTAATCGTAGTAAGTTCTCCGTACCTGATCCCGTGTAATTTCTCGTTAAGTCCTCTGAAGGGGTACTCATGGTCAAATGGTGCTTGTGGTGTAGTTACAATTTCAAATAAAGTCTTTCCATCAATAATACCATCTGGTCTATAAGGTTTGGCATCCCATATCGCCTTTCTAATGGCTTCAGAGTCATTAGCTTGTAAAGCTTCTGAGGCGTCCTTATAGCCCTCAAGGCGAGCGATCGTGACCTTGCCAGGTGGAAGGACGCTTGCCGCTTCCTCCGTCGCCTTACGGCCTGCATCGTCGCCATCGAGAAATAAGCAGATCTCTTCATAACCTTGTAGCAATGGGATTTGTTTTTTAATATCCTTACCTGCTGATGCTGCACCATGTGGTAGAGAGACCATAGGCCACCCTGTCATAGCTTCATAGCAGCTAGCAGCGTCTAATTCACCCTCAGTAATAACAATAC